TACGTAATGCTTTTACTATTTTTTCATCAACTGTATCTTCAGCTATAATATCTACATATGTTACCGATTTTGTTTGTCCTATTCTGTGCGCTCTGTCTTCTGACTGCAATCTTTTTTCTAAATCGTAACCATTAGAAAAATATATAACAGTATTAGCCTGTGTAAGTGTAATACCATAACCACCAGTTTGAGGTGTACCTACAATAAACCTACATTTAGAGTCGTTTTGAAATTTACGTATATTTTCTTGTCTTTCTTCTTGTGGTGTTAACCCATAATAATCAACAATAGATTCAGGACCATATTCTTCAACAACTGCTTTAATTATATTAGTTATATCTTTTTGCCAATGAGCCCATATAATAGCTTTTCCTTCTATTTCATAAAGAACGTCCATTAATTCATTTAATCTATTACTTTTTATTTCTTGTGTAGAGCCATCATTTGCTACAAAATGACCACAAGTTATTTGTTGCAATCTCATGAGTTGAGTAAGGACAGTCATAGTGCTTGAAGCTTTACCATTAAGATGAGCTACTGCTTGCTTTTTCATTTCTTCATAAACTTTTCTTTGATCTGCTGTTAATGTTATATTACGTTTCATGTATATTTTAGGAGGTAAATCTAAACAATCTTCTTTTAATACTCTGTAAGAAAAATTTTTTAATGTTTCTGATAATTCACCTAAATTAACAAATTGTTTAACAACTTGTATTGATCTACCCCTAACATGCAAAGTTTTCATTTCAGCATATCTATTTCTAAATGCATAATAAGAAGTAAAATCTAAAAGATAAGGACTTAAAAATTCACATTGACTATATAAATCTAATGGGTTTTTAGTAACAGGAGAACCTGTCATAATTCTTCTGTATCTAGTTATTTCTGCAAGTTTAATTATGTTTTTAGTTCTTTTAGCAGAAGGATTTTTAATTGTAGTAGATTCATCAATAGCCATTAAAGATCTATGAGAGTTTAAAAATTTTAGTGCAAAGTCAACACCTTTAGTTGTAGATAAAGCTTCAACATTCATAACTAATATGTGTAAAGATTCTTCTACTTCAAATAAACTTTCTAATTTTTCTTGTTGTTTTTTAGTAATATTAGGTTGCCACAATATAGTCACATTTTCTATATGTTTTGGTAAGTGTGCAGGTAGTTCTTGTTCATACCAAGTTTTAACAACACCTTTAGGTGCAATAATTAAAGCACCATCTACTTTACCTTTATCATAAAGCATAGACATATTATCTATTAACACTTTTGTTTTACCTGTACCCATTTCCATAAAATAAGCGTACGTAACTTGATTCCATGACTTTTCTAAAGCAGTCATTTGATGCTTATATGGTTTCATTTTAAATTTATATTTTATACTCATAATCTTTTTTCTTTCTATGGGTTGACATATAATCCATCATGCACTATATGTCAAGGCATGAAAGAAGAAAATATAGTTTACGTTATACAAGAAGTTGCGGGAAGCCAAGCAGGTACACCTAAAATAAATATTATGGGTGCTACTCATCATGGTAAGTTAGTATTTTTACTTCCTGAATTTTCACAAATGATTTTTTCTCCTGGACCTTTAATTTATAAATTAAGAAAAGGTTTAAAAAATTTTAAAGAAGGAGATCATTTATTATTAACAGGAGATCCTGCATTAATAGGTGTAGCATGTTCTATAGTTTCTGATATTACTAATGGTAAATACAATCTACTAAAATGGGATAAACAAGAAAGAAAATATTATCCTATATCAATTAATTTATACGAGAAAGGAGAAATTGATGTCGATTAAACAAAGAATAGTAATGCCCGATTTTGAGGCAGATCAACAAGATGCAATGAAAAAAACTGACAACATTCAGTCTCTTGCAGATCAAGTTGAAAGACTAGAAGGAATGCAGCAACAACTTCAAATACAAGAAGACGCTATAAAAGAAAAGAAAAAACAAATAGAACACATATCAGGTGAGGTCATACCAACTATGATGACTGAAATGGGTTTATCAGAATTAAAACTTTCAGATGGATCACATTTGAAAGTTGCAACGTCGTATAAAGCACACATAAGTGAAGCTAATAAAGAAGCGGCGTATAACTGGCTTCGTAATAATGGACTGGGTGATATCATTAAAAATGAGATCTCGGTATCATTTGGTAAGAACGAAGATAACAAGGCGGCAAGCTATGTCGACCTTGCGAGGGGTCAAGGGTTAGAGCCTTCACAAAAAATGAAGGTTGAGCCCATGACTCTGAAAGCGCTAGTCCGTGAGCGTATTGAGGCGGGTAAAGAAATGCCAACGGAAATTTTCGGTGTATATACCGAGAATAAGACTACAATAAAAAGGAAACAATAAACATGAACCAAGTAGCAACAAAAAAAGAAGGAGCATTAGCAGCAAATATTTTTGAAGCTGATGCAAACAAAGGTGCTCAAAACATATCGCAAGACGATCTTGCGTTGCCTTTCTTAAAAGTTTTGGGACAATTATCTCCAGAAGTTAATAAGACTCATGGAAAATATGTCGAGGGCGCAGAACCCGGCAAGATAATTAATACTGTTACTAATGAACTGTTTGATCATATTAATGTGATTCCAGTTTTTTATAAGAGAAAATACATTGAGTGGCAAGATAGAGGTACCAGCACTGGTGCACCTGTAGCTATTCATAATGCAGACAGTGACATCGTTAGTCAAACGACTAGGGATAAATCTTTTAAAGATAGATTACCAAACGGTAATTATCTTGAGAACACTGCTGATCATTTTGTAATTCTTGCAGGTAGCAGCCCAACCACAGCGTTGATTTCAATGAAGGCGACTCAATTAAAAGTCAGCAGAAAATGGAACTCAATGATGATGGGTATTAAAATGCAGGGTAAAAATGGACTTTTTACTCCGCCAACATATAGTCACATTTACAGTCTAAAAACTGTGCAGATGTCAAACGACAAAGGCACATGGTTTGGATGGGACGTAGCAAAAATTGGACCAGTTACAGACAAAGGAGTCTATGACATTGCGAAAAATTTTGCAGAACGTGTAGGTAAAGGTGAGATTGAGGCGAAGCATGGTAACGAAGAGCAAGACTCTAAACAACCATACTAACCGTATCCTAGGTAGTGGGCGGCTAAGCGAGAGTGGATCCGCCCGCTTTATTAATTATGTTAGAAAAATTTAAAAGTATATTTGAAGGATTAGAACGTGCACATGGTGTCACTAAAATTGGTCAATCAAATGGAAACGGTACAAAAGTAAAAGGTCAATCTTTTGTAAAAAGAGAACCAGTTACAGATGAACTTTGGCAAAAACATTTAGATGGAACAGAAAGTTTAGGTGTAATACCTATTAATGATAAAAATCAATGTAAGTGGGGTTGCATAGATATAGATTCTTACGCAGGATTTAATCATTCAGAATTAATTCAAAAAATAGATAAATTAAATTTACCATTAATAGTATTTAGATCTAAATCTGGTGGAGCACATGTATTTTTATTTACAGAAAATTATGTTTCAGCAAAATCTATGCAAGATAAACTTACAGAAATAAAAGCGGTGTTAGGTTATGGTGGTTCAGAAGTATTTCCGAAACAAACAGAATTAAAATCGCAAGATGATACAGGAAATTTTTTAAATTTACCATACTTTAATTGTAAAAGTACAACAAGATATGCCTTTCATAGAACAGGTCAAGCTGCTACGATAGATGCTTTTTTTGGTTTGTATGAAACTACAAAAGTAAAAGATGTTGATAGTATAAAAGTAGAAAGACCTGTAACAGAATTTAATGATGCACCACCATGTATAGAAATATTATCTATAAACAAAATAGGTGAAGGTGGTAGAAATAATGCATTGTTTCACTATGGCGTATATGCAAAACAAAAATGGCCAGCGGAGTGGAAGTCAAAATTAATTTTATTTAATGCAACTGCAATGGAAAAACCATTGTCAGATTCAGAAGTACAAATAATTGTAAACCAACATGATAAAAAAGAGTGGGGATATAAATGTAATGACCAACCAATGTGTAGTGTGTGTGATAAAACATTGTGTCGGAAACGTAAATTTGGAATAGGACAGGACATAATGTTTCCTGGGCTAACCGATCTCCAGGTAATAGATTTGGAAGATCCTTACTATTATCTAAATGTAGACGGAGAAAGATTATACTTAGAAAATGTTAAATACCTACGACAACAAAGTTTATTTCAAGAAGCATGCATGAAACAATTAAGGTTTAGACCACCAACATTAAAAGAAAAAGATTGGGTGTTAATTACAAATTTATTATTAAACAACGCAGAAGTTACGGAACCAGCAGAAGGTTTAAGAACGGAAGATCAATTACAAAATCATTTAGAAGAGTTTTGTTTAAACAGACAAGTATCAACAGATAAAAACGATTTAAAAAAAGGTGGGGTATGGACATCAGAAGGAAACCATCATTTTGTTTTTGATAGATTTTATCACCAATTTTTAATGAGAAGAAGATGGGATATAGGTTATTCAAGAACAGCACAAATGTTAAAAGAAAAATGTGAATGTGATTCTAAAAGAATTGGTAAAGAAAAACTTTCTGTATTTATGGTAAAAGAATTTGATAAGAAAAAAGATGAATATAATCAAAAAACTTTAAAACAGGAGGATCCGTATTGATTGCTGCCATGGATTTATTGGCAGTCACATTGTTTACTGCATTGTGGATATATCTACATTTAGGAATATGAAAACAATAGTATTAGGACCACCAGGTACAGGAAAGACTACAACTTTATTAAATAAAGTAGATGACTATCTTAAAGAAACAGATCCAGATAAAGTTGGGTACTTTGCATTTACACAAAAAGCTGCTTACGAAGCAAGAAATAGAGCTATTAAAAAATTTAATCTTACAGAAGATGACCTTCCTTATTTTAGAACTTTACACTCATTAGCATTTAGAAAACTTGGATTAAAAAAAGAAAATGTAATGCAGCGTAGACATTATGTAGATTTAGGTGAAAAGTTAGGTTTTCCTGTTAATTATGCAAAATTTGAAGATGATCATGGTGGTATATTTACATCTGATAGTGAATATTTAAGAATAATAAATTTAGCAAAACTAAGAAACATTACAGCAGAACAACAATTTGATTTAGCAGAACATAATCAAGATTTAGAAAGAGATAAACTACGTATTATTGCAAACGAAATAGAGAGATATAAAAAAGAATATAGTCTTATAGATTTTAATGACATGATTTTAGAATTTATAAAATCTGATAAGTCTCCAAAGTTTGATGTAGTATTTATAGATGAAGCTCAAGATTTATCTTTAATGCAATGGGATATGGCTAAAACTATATGGAATAAAACAGAAGATTCTTTTATTGCAGGTGATGATGACCAAGCAATATTTAGATGGGCTGGCGCAGATGTAGATTCTTTTATTGCACAGAAAGGTTTGATGATGCCACTTACACAATCACATAGAATACCGGCAAAGATTCATAACGTGGCTATGGGTATAATAAATAAAATTAAAAATAGAATAGACAAATCTTGGAAACCAAAAGTACATGAAGGTTCTTTATCTAAGTATGATGACTTTGAACAAATAAATATGAAAGAAGGAGAGTGGTTAATTTTAGCTAGAACAAAATATATGTTAAATGATTTAGAAGATACTTTGTATCGTAATGGTTTGTATTACAGGAATAAATTTAAAAAAACAAAAGAACAAGAATTACACTACGCAGCAGTTGATTGGGAAAGTTTACGTAAAGGTCAACCACTTGCATATAAACAAATAGAAAGAATCTATGGTTATATGAAAGAAAACGTAGATAAAAATAAATTAAAAGGAATGATTAAAGAAAGCTCTTATGACTTTGCTACATTAAAACAAAGTTATGGATTAAAAACAGATGCTGTTTGGTTTGAAGCATTTGATGATGCACCTGGAAGAGACGTAAATTATTTAAGAAAAATGAGAAATAATGGAGAAAAATTAAATGAAGGACCAAGAATTACATTGTCAACTATACATGGAGCTAAAGGTGGTGAATCACAAAACGTTGTGTTGCTCACTGATTTAAGTGAGAACACAATGAAGGCTTATGAAAAAAATGCTGATGATGAAAATAGATTGTTCTATGTTGGCGCAACAAGGACCAAGGAACATTTACATATTATATCACCAAAACAAGAATACAAAGGATACAAAATATGAAAGAACCAATATATAAAAAACAAGTAGGTGGAGATCATTATAAATCTATGGTTATTCAACCATCAGAATTTATTAACAGAAATAATATTCCATTTGCTGAAGGCAACGCAATAAAATATTTGTGTCGTCACAAACAAAAAAATCAAAAAGAAGATTTATTAAAAGCAAAACATTACATTGACATGGCTATTGATAGAGATTATCCTGAGCCAGTGAAAGAAGAAATAAAAAAGAAATCAAACTCATGGGGGATAACTAAATGATACAGAAACCTATGTTCAGTCCACAAACTGAATGGCTACCACCAGAAGAATTTCCAGATTTATCTAAACATACTGAAATAGCAATTGACTTAGAAACAAAAGATCCAGAATTAAAACTTATGGGATCGGGATCAGTTACAGGAAGAGGAAAGATAGTAGGTGTGGCTGTTGCTGTCGAAGGCTGGTCTGGATACTATCCAATAGCTCATGAAGGTGGTGGTAATATGGACATTAGAATGGTTCTAAAGTGGTTTCAAGACGTCTTAAATACCCCTGCAACTAAGATATTTCATAATGCTATGTATGACGTATGTTTTATTAGAGCTTCTGGCCTTAAAATCAACGGAACCATCGTAGATACCATGATTGCTGGCTCTCTCGTAGACGAGAATCGCTTTCGATACGATTTAGGCTCTATGGGTAGGGATTATGTCGGAAAAGGCAAAAATGAGGCTGTATTGAAGGAAACAGCAGAACTTTGGGGCATAGATCCTAAGTCTGAAATGTATAAATTGCCTGCTATGTATGTTGGGGAATATGCTGAACAAGACGCCGTATTAACTTTGCAGTTATGGCAAAAAATGAAACAAGAAATAGAGCACCAAGATATACAATCTATTTTTGATTTAGAGACAGAACTTTTTCCTTGCCTAGTCGATATGCGTTTTTTAGGTGTGCGTGTAAATGAAGAAGGAGCTCACCAATTGAAGCAACAATTAGTTGCACAAGAAAAAGAATTATTACAATCAGTAAAAAAAGAAACTGGAGTAGATACACAAATATGGGCAGCTCGATCCATTGCGCAAGTTTTTCAAAAACTTGACCTACCATATGAGACAACCGAAAAAACAAATTCTCCATCATTTACAAAAA